GGGTCACACTAACACCCTACTGGGTAAATGTGATTCAAGCGCCTTTGGCCCACATACTTGTGGACTGTTTAAAGTGGCATCCCAGCACGTTCTCGTCGTTTCATCGACAGGATCAGGCTTGGGAGGCAACCAAAGCGCTATTCAGGATCAAAGACTACCGTCTTGATGATCCTTCTCATTGGTTCTTATCTTCAGACTTGAAGGATGCAACCAATGCACAGAACTGGAAATTGACAAAAGTCATGCTCCGGAACTTTATAGCCGGTTATGGACTGCCGTTCAAAACCGACTACGTGGACTTGGTTCTCGACACGATCGGACCTCGTCTGGTCTTATTCAATGAACACAGCAGTGTTTTGACTAAGACTGGCATTATGATGGGTGAGGCTATCGCCAAACCCTCATTAACACTTCTGAATTTGGCAATTGAGGAACTGGCGTTCCTGGAGTACTGCCGTACTCCCCAAATTCTTGATTCAGATGAACCGGCCCCTAGCAAGGGGTGGAGATTCATCCATATTGGTGGAGATGATCACTTAGCAAAGGGACCTCTCCGTTACTTGAAACTGATCACCCAGAAGCATCTGGAATCAGGATCCCACATTTCACCCGGACAACATGGATACAGTCGTATCGCTGTTCGCTACTGCGAACGTGTTATCTGGTTAGAAAACCTTCATCATGGAAAACCTTTCCATGAGGATTACCCCAAATCTACGATAGTAGATTCTGTGAAGGTTAGACTACTTGAACGAGGTCTGTCGACCATGATCAAGAAGGACAACAAGAATGTCGCGGTTGGTAAAGCGCGTCAACTTGCTGGTTGCCTCGAATGGCTCCCGAAGCATCGGGATTACTATTCGGAGGATAAAAAGGTCTCTATAAGAAATCTTTTCATTCGTAGAATGGGAAATTTCTTACCAAGTGCTAGCAAGCACCCTAGAGCCTTCGCTGCCGTACATCTACCTATAGAAATAGGTGGTTACGGTTTAGGTTTCTCACACGAGATTAAAGAGTTGCTACTCAAATCTCCTGAGCCATTTCAATGGCTTGTGAAGAAATCATTACTTGGGTTGGATATATCAGCAGATATAAGACAGTTTAGAGTACTAAACACCAACACAAGTGTAAGAGGCATTGACAGTCTCCTGGAGTACCAGGAGATCCTGTTAGAACAGCTCCGGATGTTTCCGGGTATGGTCAATGCGATAGGGTGGAAGGATTTGCAGCAGCAATTCCCGTCACCTAACCAAAATCCTCGGGAGACAATAGCTCTCGCCGAAAGGCAAGGAATACTTTCCTTCGAGGAATTTGTAAAAAGAGCGTCTAGAGGAGACATCTTCCAGGCACTCATCCAGGGCGAGAAGTTAAAAGTATTTAACACTCGTCCTTACGTTGACACACTCAGAAGAGTGTGGAACAACGTGGAAGATACATTGAGTTGCTACTCACAAGTATCTTTAGCTGATTTTTCAAATAGGGAAATACTTTTCGCTATAAAATCAGGAGTTCCACAGTGGTACTTTGATATCAATCAGGAGACCACTATGGATTTCGGTTTCCGGCCCCTAGTAAGGGAGACGGAAATCGTAAAGATGGGCCTACTCTCTAGAAAGAGATTTAAGATAGACCCATCTGAGGAATTCGACTTCCGTAGCGGTAGCTACAAAGAAAAATTCCAAGGGGGACCCGATCTGACGATCGGTTTCCGATTTATAGGTTTAAACCATTAGTCAGTAGACTGATGCCCACACCCGAAGGTGGGAGAATTGACTGCCGTCGATTCTTCTGCAAGGTTCTTACCTACGCGTCCATG